CAGTATCAGATCGACAGCTTGAATAACTTCGCAGTCCCGCCGGGAATGTGGGTTGTTGAAGGTTCGGTAAATACACAAGAGGAGTTTGATAAATTCCGTGAGGATTTACAGTCTAGTTATGGCGGACGTAACAGGGGTAAGCCTGGGGTGAGTGCTGGTCTTCTAAAATGGGTGCCTACAACTTCCACCATGGCTGATGCTCAAATCGATAAATTCATGCTTGAAGCCAAAAAAGAAATCGCGGCTTGCTTTGCCGTACCTCTTTCCTGTCTTGACGAAACCAACAGCAACAAAGCTACAAGTTTAGCCGCTATGCAACAGCTTATGCGTTTCGGAGTGTTCCCTAAAATTAGTTTAATCTTAGACCAAATCAACACAGAAATCGTTGCGAAATACTATGACAGTGACCTTATTCTTTGGATTGATTCCTCAGAAATATTGGATGCAGACCCGTTGGAACAGGCAACGGTTTTAGCGACACTTAAAAACGCTGGTATTATGTCGGTAAATGAATGCCGCGCGGTTAAATCCTTACCGTTGCTTGACGGTGCCGAATACGACAAGCCGATTGCGGCTAATGCATCAACAGCGATACAGGGACAGGCAATCAATCCAACAATTGAAAACGGAGAATCAAAATAATGACATTTTCACAAATCAAGACGTTTTATCCAGACCTTAAAGACATCATTGCAGACGACGCAGAGATTTTGCGTAAGAGTGCTCAGGGTGTTATCGGAGTTGAAGGTGATTATACGCTAGGAATTGCTTGTACCCCAAACACAGATAGAGAGGGGGACATTATTGACCCTATGGGCGTATGTGCGGATTTCTATGCAGGGGAAATGTTCTTTGCCCATCAGTTTTCAGACCAGATTAGCCCGTCTAAGGCTGTGAGTTGGGAAATTAAACCTGAGGCAATCACGCTCAAAATCAAGCACTTCCTAGACCAAGAGTTAGGTCGGGATATTTTTAACGGTGTCCGTAGCGGAGCTATTAGGGCTTTGTCTATCACGGTTAAACCAAAACAAACTTTGCAACGTGGTACAAGGGCATTTATTGACTATGTTGAAAAGCACAAATTGGCTAAATATGTCACAGATGCTACTAAGCGTATTGTCACTAAATGTGACTGGATTGAAACGTCTTGGGCTCCCGTACCTATGAATCCGGCTTGTGTCGTAACTGGCATAACATCAAAGTCGTTGACTTGTGAGTCAAAGCAGATGCAGACATTTTTGGGTATGGATAAACCAGACACCAAGGCTTTGTTAGAAACTACCGAAAAACTGATTGAAACCGAGAGGGCTTTAAACGAGTCCAGAATGGCCCTAGAATCAATCCAAACCAAGGCCATGACTTTGCCTGTAGTTACTAAAGCCGCAGCACCTGTGCCTAATCCCGCGCTCTTGAACCTCAGAGGATTTATTGACTCTCTAAAGACGCAAGAAACAGACCTGACAGACAAACTCAACGAGGTATGGACAGAGGCAGGTACTCAGATACAGGGTATCGATATCAGCAAGCCAGTTGCCGACGTTACGACAGAGGTGTCAGACATTCTATCCGGTGCCGGCTCTAAGGCCGATGCTTTGATCCGTACCCAGGTAGAGGGTATGGCGGATCAAGTCTTTGCAGGATACCGGACAGGTTACGACGGAGTGACGCCGATCAAGGACATTGCCAAGGTTGACGCATGGCGTAATCAGTTTGTTGAAGACTACCTTAAAACCATTCCAGAGAATCAAACCTTAGCCGATTACAAAAAACGGGTTGAACAGGCTTTAGCAAATCAGGAGTCAATACCAACCCTCGATATGACGGCAAGCAATGCAGCTACCGCTAACATCTCTAGCTTTGGTGCTCAAAAGGATATCCTGTCTAACCTGCTTAAAGAGTCAGGCAGTGGGGATATAGTCCAAGTCCAAGGCTTGGATGATGAAAAATTATGCAGTGGTTGCGAACCTTTTCTAGATCAATTCCTTTCAGTCTCGGGAACCTCAGATAATTTTGACTCTGTTGACAGTGCCAAGGCTGGGGGTTGGGGACATATCAACTGTCGTTGTGTCCTTGTGCCTACAGTCCCGCCAGCAGCAGAGTCTAAGTCTGTAACTGAGATAGAGACAAAAGCGGTTAAGGTTGTCCCTGTTGAAATAATCCCAGAGGTCAAAGTCCCGATCAAAGTTACGCTGATCCGTAAAGGTGCATACAAAGCCGTTATGACACCGGAGCTGTTAGACCGCGCCAGAATGCTTGCAGCGGGCCGTTTAGTCTAACCCCTCATAAAGACACTACTGATACCATGAAATGCGGTGGCGGTGCCTTCTGGCGCTGTTTACGCGGTGTTGGTGGTGTCTTTGCTTTTACTATGAAGATTTATCACATACCGCAGATTGTTTTAACCGAAGTGCCTGGGGAAGTGTCGATAGGTATAATGGTCGCCAATTGTCCTTATAAGTGCCAAGGGTGTAGCTATCGCGGATTCAAGACAGCTACCGAATTCAGCTTAAAGGACTTTGAAGAATTACTGTTGTCAAACTACGGCCTTGCTACTTGCGTTGTCTTTATGGGTGGTTGCTGGAATCCTGAAATGCTATTGCCGTATCTTGATTTATCTAAAGCCGCAGGTTACAAAAATTGCTTGTACAGCGGATTGACTGACTTAGACCTGATAGACCAAAGCCTTTTAAACCGTCTTGATTTTGTAAAGGTCGGTAGGTGGACAGGAATTCCTATTTCAGATCCTCAGAGTAACCAGCGGTTTTATGACGTTAAGACGGGGATGGACTTATCTTCAAGATTCAGACGGTGAAGTCTTTTTGTCGTACTGCGTACCCACTGACATACACGGACTAAAGTCCGGTGGACGGAATACCGCCACTTTCGGCTAAAGCCTCAGTTTCAAATAAAAAAAGAACAAGAAAGAATCGTAAAAAACATCGTATTCATTGGGTTTTTTAAAGATTTTCTCAAAAGTGTATTACTAAGGGGATTGGGTGGTTTTAGCAAATCCCAACCCCAACCACCTCCCTTAGCCATACACTTTTAGTCAAAAGTAGTGAAATCATTGGGGTTTATTAAGATTTTAGGCATTCTTTCTGTGATATTTCAGCCCCTGCAAGGAGACTTTTACCGAGGTATTCCGAGATTGACGGTATCCCGGCAACAGGCTGTAAGCCTGAGCATATCAGAGCTAAAGAGCTAAGTTTCACCTTAAAACAGCTCAAAAACTGTTCAAAAGTAAGAAAGTTGCATTTATTTTCAATTATTTTTACCAAAACATGCCAAAAGGTAATATTTCTTTTTATAAACAATATAATATTGTTGCTGTGGATAGTTTATTGATGCTGATTAATTACCAGATACCAAACAATAAATGACAAAGGTCAAATACTCCGCCCTTCCACAAGCAAACTTTAACTTAAGGAGTACAGACGGGAGTATATATGCCATACAGAGACGATATCCAACAATTCCTAACCTCAAAAGCGGTTAAGATAATTTCAGTACCAAACCACCAAAAAATCAGCGACGTAGAAAAAGATTTAGACCTTCTAGAAAAAGAAAGATGCTGGTTACTTCTCAGCTACATTTTTAGGACCCACCGCTATGATATGCAGAGAGAGCGCACAGTCTCAGACCTACACGTCAGACTCGCACCTTACCAGACCTGTATCTATCACAGTGTCAGAGTGCAGCTCCTGGGTAACAGGTATAACCAAAAGATCATGGATACGCTAATCAAACATGGCGTAATAACCGTAGCAAAAAAATACTGGTTCAATCTCAATGCGAAAGTGTTTATCCCTGCAATCTATGACATTGATAAACAGGTTTGGGATAGTCCCGAGAAGCAAGTCAACCTCGTAACCAAAAACGCTTACAACACTTGGACTCAATGGCTTTATCTTCGTCAAAACCCTTTCACCCGCATTGACAGGGATGTAATCAACAAGTACCACAAGAAATTGATATTCGATATCAGCGGGAAAGATTACGCACTGAGTCAGAGACACCAAGCCTTAAAACTAGTCCAACAAAAAGCAATTGCTGAGGGAACAGTTTTTGACCGTAAGAATTGGAGAAAAGAATTCATTCGCCAGTGTAAGCAAATAGACTCATGGTCACAGATCAAGCAGGATGAGAAGTGGATTATCTGTCGCGTTGATCCTTTCGGTAAGAGATTGCATTCAGGGATTACCAATTGCCCAAAGACGTTAAGAAAGTTTTCTAAGCTCGGTGATAAAGTCCCTCTGTTTGAAATCGACATGGTAAGTGCTCAGCCAACACTCACAGCGATTAACATGGCTGATTCTGGTATCACCGATACCGCTTTTACCCAAGATATCAACGACGGGTTTCTGTACGAGAGATACGCGGCTAAACGCGGTCTTAACTGGAGTAGAGCTAAAGCAAAAGAAATGATGTTCGCAGCTCTTTTCGGAGATAGCAATTCTTCCGAGATGAAAAACCTTCAGGTGTCTTATCCGGTTCTCGCCGACTACCTCAAAACAGTCAAGACAGAAATAAGAACCAAAGAAGCTGCAACACTTCAAAACTACAAGCCAAGCGTCAATAACTGCATCGATGTACAACGGGCCGAAAGCACCTGGGCAAGATCGGTATGGCAAGAGCTGGTAAAAGCGGGGATTAATTTTCTACCTATACACGATTCAATTTTAGTCTACGGCTCGGAAAATATGATGGTTGCAAACGTGGTGCTTTTAGAAAATCGGGTTAAACAAATCATGACGGCAAAAATAAACAGTGTTGAAATCAAACCGATTTTTAAAACGACTTGGTATGTGGACGTAACCACAGCGACAGAGACAGAAGAAAAATACGCGGCACTTTATGCCGCACAATAAAAGGAAATAAAATGAACGAAACAAATGAATCATATTACGAAAGAAATAAAGAGAAAATAAAAGCAAGGTCTAGGAAATACTACTTAGATAATAAAACAAAATGTAATCAATATTATGTTGACCATAAAGAATACTTTAGGATTAAAAAACAAGAATTCGACAGACGTAACCCTGATTACAATTCAATATATAGTAAACAAAATAGGGTAGTATTAAACGAAAAACTCAAAGACAAAATAGGAAGAAATCCACATTTAAAAATCAGAACTAAATTAACATCCAGAGTGGCAGCCATAATCAGGAATAAGGTTACTACTGAAAAATTAATAAAAACCACTCTTAGTTGTTCAATAAGCGAATTTAGAATCCATTTAGAATCTAAATTTACAGACGGTATGACATGGGAAAATTACGGTAATGTATGGGAAATAGATCATATTATGCCTTGTAGCAAATTTAATTTAACAGATGAAAAACAACAGACGATATGTTACCACTACACTAATCTTCAACCGCTATTAAAAGCGATGAATAGGTGGAAAAAAGCAAAGATATTACCACAACCTTATGATGGAAAATATCAGATTTATATGGCATTAAAAAAATAAAAGGAATCACAATGACAGAAACAAATACAAATGCAGGTAAAGGAATAATAACAATATCCGAAAAAGAAAGAACAGGCTCAGTAGTAGTCGTAAGAGATAATCCTTGGGTTTTCGGTGACAGTTGCCCATTGCTACAGATTAAATACATTATTAGCGGTCGTACGGTTCAAGCAACATACGACGATCATACTAAAGAATTTTGGATGTGGTTTGGTAATCCAGCACTTGTAAGATGGTTCAAGCTATACTATAAAACTAGAGGCATATGGAATAGAAAGGCTTTGAGAATAGCAGTATTCATTAACGAAACAGAAGAAATATCACCTGATTTAAAATAATATTTCTGTTGATATCCAATCACTTACAACAGCGATTGAAAGAAATTTGAATAATTTAGACATAGATATGCGCGATTAAATTAATTAATTGCGTACAACAAAAAGGACAATAAATGAAGAAAGACGTAACTAAAAATCTCAACACGATGACAGAAGAAATCGAGTCTCTATATCAGGATCACAGCGACAACCTCTATTTGCGCATCCAGGCACTCTACAGCACTCGCTATGGGCATATCCCGAGTGTCGGTGCTATCTGTGCCTATCTGCAACAGCAGGGCATGGCGGGTACTCAGCGCGGCTATACAGCGAGAGACACACAAGGAAGCTTTTATCTCCAAAAGGGAAATCGTACATACATCATGGTTCAAACCGCTGTTGATAGCTGGTGCTTTGAGCATATCCTCGTTTGCAAATCGGTAGGCACTTGGTATGACGGTTGTGTCATACATCACATTGATGGCGACGGTTGCAACAATCAACCCTCTAACCTCGCTGTAATGAGCCGTAGTGACCACGCCCGTTTACACGCTTTAGAGCGTGGCGGAGATCCTGACTGGAGACTCAACCAAAGCAAAAAAATGAAATCAGCTTGGGCACGTAGAAAGTTGCAAGCTCGCATCGATGAAATCCAAAAGGAGGTTAAATAATGAATACTGAAGATAAAGTAACACAGATTTTGATTGATTGCTACGAAGCCGGATTCTTCGCAGCTTTTTACACAGACAAGAACGATATTAAAAACAGAAACCAATTTATTAGTATTTTTTTAAATAAAGTTATCAAGGTTATATCAGATACCGATTTGGTATCTACAAACAAGGAAACACAGATGACATACAAGACAAAGCAGATGCTACCAGCAACGACGTTTAAACCAGCTCAGGACACACCTACAACGCACAGCACGACTTACCTTGTCCACAGACACAGGGAAGACAGAACGACGTACATATGCACCCTACGCAGCATCAGCGACTATACCGAGTATATGGTGAGTCTGACACCAAATCCACAACGCAAAATTGAGGATGAACCTTATCAGGATGGTAAAATCGTAGTCCATATCTGGGAAAAGGGGGTAAATAAATGAAAATCAAACGAGGTAAAAGTCTCACACCTAATCAGCCCGAGGACATTCATAAGAAAGAACCGGGGAAGGTGACGCACAGAATGATTAAAGAATTCAAGCGGGTCTTGGTCAATACAGAGAAGGACACCAAGAACTATTACTGGTATGCAGTCCTTCAATGGTCAAGCTCACCTTCTGTCACTCTCGAAAAGAGAAGAATATATGTCAAAAATGATGGTAGCATCACTACAGGCAAGGCTTGCGGCTTTACCCTAGAGGATTGGATATGGATGGCTCAGTTTCAAACCGAGATCACGGAGGCACTACAGCAGTAAAATAAACCCGAATACACCTAAAACAGAATCAGACAGGGAACTAAGAAAGCCCTGTCTTTTTCTTTTATAACACTATCTAGAAACATAATACAAAAGTGAAGAAAAGCATCAGGTGCTATGGACAAAACCTTTATAATCTGATATACTGCAAGTATTGAAAGTGAGACAAGAAAGCTGAGTCTTAAGTGAGATAAAGCATCTTAGATATCGCTGGAGAGAGTCCTGTCAATAATGACGGGCAAGGGCTTTAATAGCAGCCCTTCCAATAACTAAAGAAAGGGAACAAAACTATATGAATCAACAGAAGTATGTCAATGCAATCCATGAAGCCGGTCATGCAGTCATAGCAACGGTTTTCGGCGTAAAGGTAAATTACGTATTCGTCGCACAAACCAAGTCGGTTATTAAAACCAAGGCAGGTGGCGGAATGTGTTGGGAAACACCATCCAATAAAGCTGCTTGGGTATTTGGTGTGCTGGCAGGATTCGCGGCTGAAAATGTGTTCTGGGGAGGGATTACGGAAAAATCACTTAATCATTCCGGTGCCGATCTACGTCTTATCGAGGAATTTGGTATCAACCTTGAAACACTCTTAACCGAAAAAGACGGGTTGCTTTCTGAGGTTGAAAATGTGGTTAAATTCCACATTGATCTTATAAAGAGGGTCGCTGATATCCTCTATACCGGGCAAACCCTTAAAGGGGAAAATCTCAAAAAGATCGTACTTAAATACGGCAAAGAAGAATCCAAAGAACTAATCGCAGCTTAAGAAACAGAACCTATGGGGCTTGCACACCGGAGCCCCTTTTAAATAAGAAAGAAGGATTACTACAAGATCAGGAAGCAGGTAGCGGCTATCTGTAACCACGTAATGCTAGGCAGTAAGTATCTAGGACTAATGAAAGAATCAGAGGTACTTTCTACTTAATGCAGCCTCAAAGAATACTCACTTCGACACTTTTCGCAATAGTGTCATCATCAATTCCTATGGTTAGACTAAGCATAAAGCTTATAGTCAGGATATCCTACTTTGGTTATAGAGTAACCTGTCTCTACAGATAGAAGCACGTCTCATAATAGTACTTATGGAAGGTATACAAAAACACTAAGTCATTGATTATTAAGATGTTATGATTAGTTTACCAATTATTATCAGAACTTACCTGCATTTGTATTTATAGTAGTATGTAATAACTACTTGATATTTCAGTAGTTAGAACGAATCTAAGTTTAATCCTGTACCAGTCTTGATACCTTCTTATTACAGTAGACTATCAGTGACCTGGTGCGTACCTGGTAGAGTATATAGTCAGATCATAGCCCCATATCGTTCCTTGCTAAGAAGGAAAGCAGTCAAATATCGGGATAGTCAGTCTTAAACTTGGAGCCGAAATTCCGGGTTAGTGTATAGGTGTTTTATCCGACTAGAGTCCTAAACTCATTTATTCTGAGACTAGGACAGCTTAGGACAGACAATAAGAAAGGCAAGGCTTTACACCTTGCCCTTGGTTAGGATTGTTCCTTGATAGGTTCTTACTCAGTTATTGACTGTCTTGATAAGCAGGTTGGTTCTGGCGTAGACATCAGAAGCTTGACAGACGGTTTTAGGATACTGGTATTCGATTAGAATCTTGGGAACGAGTTTATCAGTCTTGTCTATTACCACGGCAACCTTGTAAGCGGGTAAGCTGCGGGTCTTGCCTTTGGTGAGTCTAGGGAAGGTATAAGACTTATCAGAGTCGGTTACTGTAATCTCAATTCGGTCCTGATACACAGACACTCCAGAAACCACCTGCTTTATGAGCTGGGTATAGGTGCTATGGTTTATCAGGTCAAGCTGTTCCACGTCTTTAAACGCAATTGTGGAGCGATTAGCGGCAGTTGTGATACTTGCTAAGACTTCTTTGAGCTGGTTATTCAGACTTTCCTCTATAGCCTTTGATTCTTGTGTCAGGGTTTGATAGGTGCTTTTGTCAAACAGTTTGTTTTCGTAGTCCTTATATCGTGAAACGTTCTTAGCTTTCAGAGCTTCCAGTTGAAACCCGAGCTTGGTTTTCTTGTCTTTCAACTCAGGTGTGATATCCGCTTCTGTCAGTTGCTTGATGTAACCAGCCAAAACCCACGGGAACATGAATTCTACCAGTCCGTTTAAGCATTTGTCGGTGATTACACCCTTACCTATGTACCTGTCTTTCTGGTCTATAGCTGCTAGTTCTGAATAAGATTCTCGTATCATAGCACTGTTGCAGTCATGTCCAGTAGTCACCGCATCATTATAGGTGTTCTTACAGCGGTAATAGCGCAGGGGCAAGCCGTGGGCATTCGTGGCGCGGTAGGGAACCATCAAAGCTCCGCAATAACCACATCTTACTAATCCGGCTAGGACATGGGCGAACTTGTTTTCTCTTTTAACACCAGAGCTTTCGTTCTTGTTGAGGCGTTGCTGTATTCCGAGCCAAGTATTGAGGCTTACCACAGCATAATGGCTAAACTCGGTAGATTCAATGTAAGTGCCGATACTGTTCAACTGATAACCAGCATACCAAGACCGTTTTAAGATACAGGTAACAGACCTACGCCCGAAACACTTTGCTTCTAGCGGTTTGTTCCCGTCTTGATTAAGTTTGACAGTAATTCCTCGGATGGTTTGACCTGCTTCATACAACCGGAAGATTTTCTTAACCGTTTCAAGTTCGGCAGGGATAACCTCCACCTTTCCCTTATAAGACCTGAAACCTAAGCAGTAACAGTCGGTGTAAGGCAGTCCTTTATCCCTGTTGCTGAGTCTTGATGCTTTAGACTGTGCCGTCTTGCGCTTGATATCATCATCATACAGCTCGTCTTGAACCGACTTTAGAATCTTCTGACTTAAGTCTTTCTTAATCTCGCCTTGGTCAAGACTCCAAAGCACTGTATTGGATTCGTTCAAGCGGTTCTGCAAGTGTGAACTAAGCATTGAACCGGATAATGGACGGGCAAAGCGGGTAATGTCACGTACGACAAAGATATCCGCTTTGGTATCAAGTGCCTTTTTGAGTCCTAAGCGAGTCTGTTTTTTGAGACTGTTCTTACTCAGGTAATCGCTTGTCACTTTATCAAGCGGGATTAATGGACTTCCAGCCTCATAACACCGCCCACTTGTATCACGGTCTTCAAACCAACCAAGATTAACCCAGTTGTTTTTAGTACAGGCTTTAAGGTAGTCCTGTTTTTGAACATCAACGCTGACTTTATCACCGCTGGCGTCTTCACTGCTGGTCCGTCCGTACCCTACACTTGATTTGTTCTTCATGGCGTTTCCTTTATTCCTTTAACTGTCAACGCCTTTAATTTTATCGGATTCTGGGTAATAGTGTTAGCGGAAAGTAGCACCAAGTATGTGATTTTAAAACTATTACCATAATACCCTCGTTTTTTCGCAAATATTCAGAGTTTACAGGACTTATCCTCAAAAGCGGACGTGATAACGTCCTAATTTGGGTAAGTCTTTTTTACATTTCAATCGGTGTCTAACCCTCGTACCTGGGAACTGCCTTTAGCCAGATATGCCGCTATATATCAGGTAGCAGAGATACGGGATACTGTGCTTACACCTCACAGAGCCAATATCTAGCTGAGATACACCAAGACCTATGGCAAAGCCAAGGCACAGGGGTAAAACCCCAGGGATAAATCTTGAAACTCAAAATACTTAAGCCAGTTACAATCGAAAATCAGCCCTATGAGGTTGACGCAATTTTAGAAGTAGAAGACCAGAGCGTTTGTGATGCTTTGATTGCCGACCAGAGCGCGGAAATGTACACCGCAGACCTGGAAGCACAAGATCAAGCAGAAGCAGAAACGGAACTAGTAAAGGCAGAAGCAGACAAGATCAAGGTAGAGCAAAAATCATTTAAGGCTGTCACAAAGACAGCAGGAGAAAAAAACATGGATATTATTTCTAAGGCAATTTCCAATTTGGAAACCAAAGCTATTACTGGAGCGGCTACACTTTCACCAGTTGAAAGCGGTACGATCGTTACAGCTATTATTGATTCCCCAATTATCAATCAGGCCAAGCAAGCACAAACAGAGGCGTTAACTTATAACGTGCTTTATGATGGTGCTTGCGGTGATGGCGATGTTGCAATTACTGGCTATACAGCAGAAGCAACGGAATCCGAGCTTGACGCTCCTCTTAAAGTCACGAAGGTAAATCTTGGTAAAATATTTGGTACCGTTCTTGTTTCTAACGATATTTTGCGTATGCAGAATGGAGCAGACCAGAGCGTTACTAACCAGATACACAATAAGGCAGTTCGCGCAATTGAGAATGGTATGTTCGCCGGTGCATTTGCTTCCAATTCTGGATTTGAAGGAATTTGTACTAGTGCCAAGTCCACCGCTGTGACTGTTACCGCTATTGGTACAGTTGAAGAGGATAAGATTGATATCGTTATGGGTAAGGTCTTTGACTCCGACAAGAACGCTTTCTATTGTAACTCTGCTTACTGGCGTTTATTGGTTACGGCTCTTGCCGATGAAACCAATCTTAATGGTCAGAAAATCACAGATGGCGCAGTTAAGACTCTTAAAGGATACAAGGTATTTACTTCTGTGAATGTCCCTGCTGCAAAGCCGTTGGTATTCGGTTCTCTTCCTGAGAATTACGAATTTGTGAGCACTGGTGTTGAAGTGGAACCGAATACAAATGCTGGTTTCTTGAAGGATTGCAAGGCTTACGCTGTCCGCGTGTTCGTTGGTGGTGCTATCGCTGGTGTTAAGAAAACAATTGATGGTGTTGAATATGCACCGTTCGCTTACCTTAAGCAGGCCTAATATAGCGGTGATTGAAATATAGAAAGACAGAAGGGGCTAGGTGTAAAAGACTAGCCCTTTTTGCTAACTGACAGGCCTTTATATAGCCTGTATGAATTTCAAATCTAAAAGGAGTAAATCCTAATGCCGAATCCAACTTACATTTTTAATCCCTCAGATGGTCTTTATCATCCCGTCATAGTCACAGGTACAGGTGATAATCTAAATCTCGATATCAGTCCAGACGGCGGTCTTTTAAATCCTCCTCCTTATATCGCTGTTGTTGGCGAATCCCTTATCTCAACAGAAACCTATCTCATTGCTACACGCCAAACTGATTTAGGAATGACAGAGGCTGAGTTTAATTTCTTCGCCGTTGGTGTCAGCGATTTGGTCGAGTCATATTGCGGGTACTCATGGCGTATTAGTGCTACCCCTGTTCCAGTTGGTTTACAAAAGGTCGTTGCTGAGATGATAAAAGCCAGTATCGACAACGCAGGACAAAGCAACTTGTGCAAGTCTGAGTCAATGACGGGCCTAACCTATACGCTTGCTGATGGTGTTCAACACACAGATATTTTATCCGGTTATAAATCCGCCCTTTCGCCTTTCCGTCAACTCCATATCTGGATGTAAATTATGTTACAGAATTTCAAAGCCTGTTTTTTAAAGCCCAATACGACCAATCCAAAAACCATTTATACACCAGAGTTTTTGATTAATGTTTGGTTTGTCGGTGTCAGTGATTCTCAAAGTCAATACGGTAAATTTGCCGGGGTAACTTATCAGTACGAATTGACCTGTAAACTCAGCCCTGCTTATAGAGTAGTTATCAACGAGACTTGGCAGGTAGCAATTGACGGCATTACCTACAGCATTCAGGCAGAGCCTAAAACAGTAACCACACCAAACGGATATCAACACAGCATATTCGCACTTTCCAAGAGGACCTAATTTATGACAGTTTTTAAAACCCTTTTCTTTTTTCTGTTTCTAGTTTCCATGGTAAACGCGGTGAGTTTGGTTAACAGTAATCAGCTTTACAATGTCCAAAGCAATTTACAGGCACAGATTGACACTAAGCCTAATTATCAGACAGTAACCGGGATTGTCACAGAAGCAATTATAACCATCCCCGTACCTGTAGAAACAGACCCTGTATGGACAGCAGATAAACCATCCTATGTCACCACTACAGCACTTGAACAGGCTATAGCGTTGATTCCTGTACCTGTAATCCCGAGTTATGATAACAGTAAGATTATTAGTGTCGATTCAAACCACTTTGTCTCGGTGGATACAGCGACAAATCTACTAATGTACGAGGTTGTTACGGTTATTGAACCGGATACCGCTAATCTGATTTTCACCTTCGATTGGATTTCAACCGCTATCGGTGAAGTACATCAACCGTGGGCTAATCCGTCAACTTTCAACGATATTACTTATGTACCAAATGGCGATTGGTTAATCAGAGGTACGGGTGAGAATGGAAATTACAGTATCAGCATGGAATTCACAGACGGCTCAATGTGGTCGGGATACGGCACACCTCCTTTTGATTTAACAGCAGGCAACAGCGGTGAATATGGCAGTGTGCATATCAGTTATCCCGTGATAAGTGAGGTACAGACAAACTGTTTCAAAATCTATGCCAGCGTTCAAGAATTGAGTCAGGCTGTAGAAGCTATAGGGATAAGCACCAACAACCTACAAGAGCAGATTACGGCACTCCACAGCGCAACCAACGGAATGGTTACAAGTGTTGAGATTACCCGGATCAAATCGTTGACGCAGGCTGAGTATGACGCATTGACACCCAAGATTTCGACAACTCTCTATCTCACGAGGTAATCAAATGCTCAGAAACATCATAGCATTTTGTCTTTTGTCCCTGTCGGCGTTTGGAGCACTTCCCGATTACTCCAAAATGTATGTCGGCGACACTCCGCTTGCAAAGGCTTACATCGGAGAAACTCAGATTTGGACTGCGTATGTTGCTCCTGTCATTCCTGACGGTGTAATCGCTTGGTATAAGATGGATGATCACGCCAACAACTCAACGGTTACTGATACTGTTGGATCTACTGGCAACGGTGTATGGACAGACGGTGTATACAACTACACCAGTGACAACAGCGTTACAGATACAAGGTTTGGACAGGTGCTTATATTTGACGGGCTGGTTGATTATGTCAGTGTTGCAAACGCACCAATCCTTGATGCAGACACGCCTTTCTCTGTCAGTTTCTGGGTTAAGACAAGTCCTGCATATGAGATTCTGATTGGAAACCAAGACACTAGTCACACACAGACGGGATGGTCTATTTTTAGTGTGTACGGCGGTATGTATCTCCAACTTAACGGTGGTACATATTTTGGTGAATCAGAATTACAATCTTACGCAGGTGGAAGCTTCAACATTGCTGACGGCAACTGGAACTTTGTCGTGGTCACGTACGATGGCACAGCCACTGGTGCCGGTGTCGGCATATACTTGAATGCGGACGGTAACAACTACCACAACGGAAACGATTCCGACAACCTTACAACAAGCATAATCACTGCCGCACCAGTAACGATTGGGGCAAGCCCGTCACTGAGTTACTACGCCAATGGCTCAATGTACGATATCAGGATTTACAACAGGGAATTGACGGTGGAAGAAATATCGGCACTGTACGCAACATACTAAATAGGTGGTTGAAAATATGAAGACATTAGCAATTTTAGCACTGGCATTAACTCTTCAAGGATGCGTTTTAGATCACGCAAAAGGCAGGGATTGGTCAGCATGGCGTATAGCCGTTCTTTGGCCGACGGAACTTCAGGCATTATCAGTAACAGCAGACACCAACGGCCTTATCAATGCTAGCTTGTCAGGCTACAAAACCGATGGTGGACAAGCCAATTTAGAGGCGGGTATCAAGGCAGGCGTTGAAGCAGGTCTTGAAGCCGCTAAACTCAGTACGGGTCTAAAGTAATTTGGATTTCCAAGTCATAGATTGTCTTGGTAAAGACGCTGGTATTAGTTTCCCTAAGCTTCAACCATTCTACTATCCAGATAAGGATGGGGGTTGGTGGTTGCTGGAAGATTTTAAGATTAGATACAACGGCTATTTGATTACTGCCTTAAAAGGCTTTGATTATGACGGGGCTTCAATTCCTAGGATTATGCGGTCAATTGTCGGTGACAAGATGAGTCATGATATTATTGTTCCAGCCTTGTTTCATGACCTGTTTTATTGCGTACATTTAGACCCATTCGATAGACCATCAGCAGACAGTTTCTTTCAAAACGTAGCAGGGGTATATGGTGCAGACCAAGCAAAAAGACTAGCTATTTGGACTGCTGTAAGGTCTTTCGGTTGGTCTTGTTGGTCACAGACTCCCGAGCATATTGATAAGTACAGAGCATTTATCAAAATCGAGAAAGTCTAAAAGGTAGTCTGAGCCGCTATATATCTTATAAGCAGACCACGTAATAACGGATAAATTGTGTCTTTAAATTTGAGCATAAAAACAACGGGTATAAAACCAAATCTCTTTGAACAAATGGAAAGACGAATCAAAAGGGATTTTAAACGAGCTTGTAAAAATGTCCAACTAGAAGCGCAGAACTTAGCACCTGTTAAAACTGGACAGCTTAAAAACAGCATTGAACTTGTTGACCTTGGGGATAGCGTTTTTATCGGTAGCAAAACCCCATACGCTGGATATATGGAATTTGGAACGAAGAAGATTAGACCTGTAGCATTTTTAAGACGCGCGTTAGCAAAACTACTTTTGAAATTTAAAGCGAGTGTAATTTGATTTGTAGCATAAGCGAGAATTTAATATGGCATATTTAGAGCAGAAGTTAGAACAGTTGATTGTAGAGGCTTTGTCAGACATTACCGATGATAGAGTCTACGGTTATATCGTGCCCACAGAGCAGCTAAGAGACAGGACGTGTGTACTAGTTAAAATGGGACAACGTAAGCGTAGATCGACCAACAACCCGATAGTCGATATTAGTTGCAAAATTACAATCATGGCCGATAAGAAGGATGGTAAAGACACCGACCTTTTAGCAGCAATGACCGACCCAGTTATCAACTGTCTCGAAGACTGGGAAGGAAATATTGACATCCCCTGTGACTTGCTTACAACAGACACATTTAGGGTAGACGGATTCACAGGTGAAGAAGGAGAAGAACCAAGCTTTGATTCGGCTAATCAGCTTTGGTCTTCAGTTCTCAATTACACATTTTCAGGTGTCATTTTAACGCCTGTTGATACAGAGATTTAACCAGCCTCTATTGAGGCGCTAACACAGTCTCAAAAGAGACATTTTAAGAGAGGATTATATATGGCATTCAGTACCCCAGTAGATTACGTAGGATTAGCAGATACAGCATTGACTTTGATTAGTTCAACAGAAAACAAGACAGCTCAGACAAAAGAGGCGGTGAACGATAGAGGCGATATCGTAGCCCGTGAAGTTTTCGGCGAACAAAAGACACCTAGTTCTGATTACAAATTAGCGGCAAGTTTATCTAAGACAATTACCCTTGGTGATTTAACCACAGTAGGCACAGACAAGGTTGTTTTAAAATCTATCACTATCAAAACCAGTGCTGGTAAAGCCCCCGAACTAAGTGCTAACGGAATCACTATACAAGCCGCTGGCACTGTTTCTAGCACTGTTGATTTAGGCACTGTCGTTTGCAGCGTCAGGCACAAAGCACAGATTATTGACTCAGCATTTACCCTCTCTGGCACAGGCGCAGATTTAAACGAATGCACTTACACCGCAGATTGTGACGTAACAACAGCGACGCAAGAAGGTGACGTAATCAGTCATGACGTGTCAGGCGCAAAGGCTACAGTCTCAGCTACGATTGTACAGTCAGGATCAGCAGTCCCTGTTATCACCGCTGGTACCAATTGGGATATCACTGCACCTCTTACAGTGTCTAATCCTGACAGCGATTATCCTTCTTGGACTGTTACGTTAGTTAAGTCCTTAGAGTCAACAGAGCCAACCGCATAATCTTATGATTAGCGAAATGGCTATGGGTGACATATCAGACATGGAAGCAGAGGGCCTTAGCCTCTGCCCGTCTGACATTATCAAACTCAACGAGCTTGGGCTTAGGGTGGAACGCAGTGCTAATAGTGGCAATATCATGTCCGCCCCAAGGATCGGGTGGGCTGGGGATATCCCGATCTACGAGCCGACCCTGCAATCTGAGGCTTGGGTTGACACATACCCAATGAGATGGTTTGCACAAGATGCAGAGACATACACGTCTTGCCTCTTGTTCGCTTGTGCCCATGCTCAGACTAGAGGATTTTTCCAACGTCCAGAAATGCTTGATAGAGCCTCTGTAGTCAACGCTATACAGGATTGGCATAAGTGCTTACCTGTAACCTCAGAGCAGCTTAGAACGGCTTTACAGTTTGCTTTATGGGGTAATGACAGCGGCAGTGATATTTATCCCGAGCCGTCAGAGAGACAGACGGAAAAAGAAGTAACAGAGACAGCGACAGCAGATTTAAGACAGTTGATTATTGATGAGTTAATCGCCTCTGGTTTAGGTTTGAGTCTCTCCGATATGCAGTTGATTAGTGAGTCCAGGCTTTTTGGGATTCTCAGGAAGTATCAACGCAATCAGGGAGTCGTATCTAAAGAGGCGAACCTTAAAGCGCATGCCGAATATGCAAGGACTCTGTTGGTAATCAAAACAAAAGCATTAGAAGCTAAAATACAGGTGCAATAATGGCAACAGAACCGGGCTATAGCGTAGGATTCAAGATTTCCTCTTCTTATGACAAAACGGGAACAGACCAAGCAAAACAATCCCTGTCGAGTATGGGAGAGGCCGTTAAAACAACCGAGGGCCGTATGGGTGGGCTCAAAGCCACAACTGTCGCTTGGGGCATGGCACTGTATGACATTGCAAAGGGTGGACTAAAGTGGGTTGTCGGCTCATTGTCTGAGATGGTAACAAGTGCTTTAGCCGCAGAGCGGGCTAACCTCAAACTTGATGCAACATTGCGCAGTGTAGGTGCATACACTCCAGAGCTTGCTACACAGATGAGAGACTTAGCAAGTTCGATTAAAAAAGACGTGGGCGGAAGTGGTACAGAGATTAAAAACCTAGTGTCAGGATTACTCGCAATTGGTGTGAGTGCTCAAAATATGGACGGTGCCGTTAGGTCGGTTAAAGGCTTAGAGGCACTTGGTATAGAGGGTAGTACCGCTATGCGTGCTGTTGCCCGTGCTCTTGATGGTGACATTGAGGGATTCAAGCGTTTTAGTCCCGGAGTCCGTGAGGCTACAGACACGATGTCTGCTTTTGACGCGGCGCAAAAGATGATCAACGCAGGACAGGAACAGCTCAAAGCAAATCTCAAATCCACAGGTGGTGGTTGGGATGAATTCACAGGCAAGATTAAAGAGGTAAGGACAAAGCTTATCCTTGCCGTTATCGAGGGTTTGAATTTAGGCCAGACATTTTCCGATGCAGGGGACAAGATTGCCGCATTTGTTGAGAGTGACAGCTTCAAGGGTTTTACCAAGAGTCTTAAAGACGGTGCCGCATTCGCTAAGGACATTTTCAATAGTCTGACAACCAAGGGCCAATTTACAGATACTCTTTCTGATGTTGGTGATTTGATCGTTGCTAGTTTTAGAGAGGGTGCCGATTACGTTGGGGAAGCAATTAAAAATGCCTTAACTCCCGATTGGCTTAATAAGAAAGACCCTAACGCTAAAATCGTACCTGTTATTGGTGTTGGTTTTGGCGGTGTTGGAAATACTAATACTCAGGCAGAAGAATCCAAAAATCATGGGGCTAGTGGCAGTTGGGATGAGACTCCAAAAACGTCAAAGCAGATTGTCCAAGCAATGAAAGAAAAGTTTGAAAATCAGAAAAGGATTAACGAAGTTCAAGCCATGGCCGCAGAGAACGAAGCCGCAGATTTAAATGAGAAAGCTGTCTTAGATAAGAAAGCTATAGATAAACAAAAAACTTTAGCAGAGGGTAAAGCCAAGGCCGCCGAAAAAGCGATTGAGAACGAGCACACACAGGATGCTATTGACGGATTGAATCTTGAAATATTACAGACTACCAAGGACATAAAGAAAGCCGCAGATCAAGAGGCAGAGGCACGCCAAGACCTAGCCGACACCGAGCGTAAAATTGCAGACCTTGCCGCACAGACTGCCTCTGACTACATTAAAAATCATGAGGAACAAGCACAGAAGGATAAAGCCACCGAGAAACAAAATAACAAAATGGAAAGGCGTTTAGAAGTGCTGGCAGGGAAAGAGAATAAACCCGGTTTGCATATGTCCAAAAAAGATAAAGAGACTCTAGCCCTTGCACGTAAAAAGGATCAAGAGTTGTTGGATAATCAAAACAAGGCAATTTGGGCAAAGAACCAAGCTGAGGATTTTCAAATCGCACAAGAAAAGATGCAGGAAGAAATCTTAAAGAAGCAGGAACGGATTGCTAAAGCAACGGAAGAAATTGCTAAAACCATCAAGGCTGCAACGTCCGAATCCGGAGGGTTATAAAATGGCTCTAATTACACAATATAGCGACACCAACAAACAAGAGTATGAACCCCTTACTACTTACACGGTGTCAATCGGATATCACGCCCTACAAGGTGTATGGTGTCAAATCCTAAACGACATAACAACGGGCAGATATGCTTATGTCGGAATGACCAAAACCGCAGCATTAGCTTGTCAAACCGCAGTGCATAACCCTATGGCTGGTATCAATGCCCAATGTCGTTGGGTTGGTGGGCATATGTACGAAGTCGAAGTCAGTGTCTTCCAAATTTATGAGTATCAAGTACCTGTTGAGGCTTAAACTATGTCATACAGCGAAAATATATTCGGTTGGTTCAAGAGGTTTAATCGTGGTGTGCCTCTGTGTCAAATTCCTTTACACGATACTCTCGAAAAAACTGCCAATGTCATTGAGACGATCAGAGGTGACGGCACCAATATTGTAATCGACAAGCCATTACAGCTAAACGGCAAGGGCTTTGTTATCAGGTATATCGGCCCTGCTGGTAGTGACATCACGATATCCAGTACCGAGCAAACCTATACAAATCCTCAACCAATCGTTACGGGGATCACCGTTGACTCCAGTGATAAACACAAGCTTGTCGTTACTACATCAGAGATACCCTCAATCCCTCTTGGATATGAGGAAGTGACCCACAATATTATTACAGACTCAGGCATTTTTACCTGTACCATCTTGGTTAAGACTGTTGATAAAGCAACGGTTAGAGCGTTTGAAACAGAGGATGACAAGTTGTTACTTGGTGTTGGTGCTGATGGTAAATTATCAATCGACCGTGGATACCTTGTGTAATGAGCTTTAGCCCTATAACCGTTGATACCAGTTGGCAAGACCTAGCAATCGCCAAAGAAATCGCCGTTGCATTAAACAAGAGAATTGCGGCAGTTGGTGCCCCTTGCACACTTGAAGAGTTGTTGCATATCACAAGCTTTGACACTGACAGGGTAAGTGTCTACGACTTTGTTCAAACCTGCCAAGCTGAGATCGAGTCGTTATGCACAAGATTTTGCAATGCGGGTTTGGACAAGGTTGCAGACGGCGTATTGATTTCAACCTTTCCAAACACAGAAACCTTTATGTCAGTTGCTGGCTTGCCCTGGCATAATGGTAATCACGGTTGGCATAGAATGCCCAATGGACAAACTCCCGTTGATGAATGGCCTGATTATTCCAACTGGACAACCAAGGGCAAGATACAACCTAAAGACCTAGCCGGGCCTTGGCTTTTCAAGGATTTGGAGATAGCCCTTTCAGCCTTAACGAGGGTTGTAACCCACACCTCTTGGGATATTGACCATATGCGCAAAATTGCTATTGGCGACAGCACAGGGCCATACGGAGATCCTACCTTAATCCCGTCCGTTCCAGCATTTGAAAATAGTACCGCTGAGCCTATGCTTGCAATCTGGCGTAGCAAAAATACGGCAGGAACCCCAATAGACCAAACGGTTTGGTATTGCTACAGTCCCGCAGAAATCATTACAGGCATGACAGCAGACCCTAAGACTATAACGACGGTTTACAGGATAGATAATGCCAACATGGCAACCCTGTTTAGCACCTTCGATTTTTACAATTTCGGAAATCCCAACTGGATAGAAGGTCACTACGTTATTGATCAAGTTTTTACAGGCGTGACAGCAACCTCAAAATCGGTCCCGGTAATGGGTCCTATCACAGACTGGGGATTTGCAGATCAACTGCCTTGGTCAAGTATCCCTGCCCAAAACAGTGGAACAGGGGAAAGCGGTATGAGACAGGCAGGGCTTGTGATTTCCTGTATGTGGTGGGTAATCGATTACGATTTCGAAGCCTAGCAAAAACTAGATAATATTTTGATTCAACAACATTTTAGAAGAGAGGTTTATATGGGCGAGAAAGAACAGTTAATAAAGATTATCGGTCAAGCAATGGAAGAACTAACACGAGCTCAGGATAAGGCGCAGAATACGCCTAGACCAGCTAACGCTTGCCCCGCACACGATTCTTTGAACTCACTCATCCAGACAATCACAAAGGGTATATATACCTTGTTGATGTTGAGGCAGGAAGACATAAAAGAAGAAGCAGAACTTGAAGCTAAAAAAACAGAAGTACCCCAAGCCCCACAGGGTTTAATGAATCAACTTTATAAGGCTCTTATTGCAGATATGAGAACCGTTATTATCACCCTTGGTATCGTCATTACGCTTTTAGGTCTTGCTACTATCTATACACACCAGATCGATAAGGCTTCAACATTTATACAGAGCACAGCGGACACGGTTAAGGACTACTCAGAGTAACAAAAGGTAATCAAGTCTTAGGTCTTCACAGACGGCTAGAATTGCTTTCCTTACTCGTATTCTGAGGTGCCTGTTGTTAATGTCTTTTCCGCTTAGATATTCCAATGCCTTTTGACGTTGGTATCTGTTTTTAATTAGACAGGTTCTAACTTTCATCGTGTCTATCAGATTCTTAATCGCCATGACCTTCTCTGCTTCTTTTTTCTCATTGTCTTCTGTGCCAAAGATATCCTGTAATAATTTAGTCTCAACAGTCTTACCCCAAGGACAAGTTATCGATGTCGAATAGTGGTACATAAAATTACGTACCCTCTGATTAATGATTAACCCGGCAAATGTCCAAAGACTTCCATATTTAGGATTGTGTTTCTGACAGGCTTCTAAAAATGCGAGTCTGGCGATTTGGTAACAATCGCTTTTATCGTTCCAGTAAGTAATCTGATTAACCCTTGCAATGATCCTATCATCGTACTGATTCAAGAGGTTGGTTTGAGTTGCTATGTCGGGGATACCCGATTGCAAAGCAACATTGGATACAATGCCTAAGTCCATAGGTCTATTACCTCATTGCGATATTTTAGAACCAGACCCGCCCATATCAACTTTTGATCCTTTTTAAGGTGTCCCTTTTGGCCCTTTTCGAGACTGATAATGTAAGACTTAAAAGCGGTTTTATTGGGCTCAGACATTGACTCTATTTCAAGTTCTATTTTGGACAGGATATTTTGCATATTAATCTCTGACTCTGCTGTATCAGCGTCCTTGTCACTGCACCAAAGCTGATTGTCTGCATGTTCGGGGATGGTGTCAAAATCCTGTACCTTTTTGCGCCTGTTATCACTGACAGTAATTAACCCGCCGTGGCTCTCTCTCATTTTACGTTCAAGGGCTTTACTGGTATATGCCCAAAATCTGCCCTTTTTAGAGTCATAGGTTTTTATGAGTTTACAAAAGTGGTTTCTCCCAGCTTGTTCTAGGTCGGCAAGAATTGAGGTGTTCTTACCTGCCACTTTAAGAGCTATTTGTTTAATCGCCTTGTCATAATCCGTCAAAAGGTGATTTATATCTGTTGTATCTGTCATAAAGTTATCTCGGTTAAACGGGGATTCTTAATTAAATCCGTATGTCTTAAATTAGAATATTCAATTAAATATATAGAATAGCAAATGTATTATACTTAAGCCGCTATATATCTTACAGGTGTGATTATGCGGGCTTGTCCTTTTGTTGCCGTATATCACGCCTTTTCCATTTAACAAGAGGATGACCATTGGAAAAGATATTGAGAGTATTTCCACATAAGACAAGAGCAACCCCAATTGATGAGTTAGTAAGAATTGGCGTTGGGCCAGAGAAGACTGATTTTGCAGACAGGATAGATATTTCAGTCACGTTCTCATGGGACTTACCTTTAGCGGAGTCTCTTGCGGATCAATGGCGAGTAGTTGCCCCTGTGTCAATTGGAGGACCAGCAACTGGACAGAGGTCAGAGGCATTTATCAGCGGTCAGTACATCGGAAACGGTTACACAATCACAAGCAGGGGATGCCCTAATAAATGCTGGTTCTGTTCGGTGTGGAAGAGGGAAGGGGACACGGTTAGGGAATTGCCGATTGTTGATGGTTGGAATGTGCTAGATGACAATTTATTAGCGTGTTCTGACGATCACATTAAATCTGTGTTAAGCATGTTGGAGAGGCAGAAAAACAAACCGGTGTTTACTGGTGGTTTAGAAGCAAAGAGATTAAAGCTATGGCAAGCAGTAGAGTTGAAGAAAATCAAGACACAGCAAATGTTTTTTGCGTATGACACCCAAGATGATTTAGAGCCGTTGGTTGAAGCAGGAAAGCTATTGAGACAAGCGGGGTATAAAGAGAATTCGCACGCGCTCAGGGCTTATGTCCTTTGTGGTTGGCCGAAAGATACGATGTCCCAGGCATTAGCCAGGATGCACCAGACGATTGATGCCGGGTTCTATCCTATGGCGATGCTTTGGAGGGACAAGACAGGAGAGACAAACAGGGAATGGAGACAGTTTCAAAGGGTGTGGGCTAATCCCTATATCCTGTTTACAGAAGCTAGGAAATATAAGGAATCAAATGGACCCACAAAAAACAATTGATTACATAATTAAAATGGCACGGACTCGCAAAATGTACCAAGTCCTTTTACAAGCGATAAAAGAGGATAAAACAGGCAGTGACACACAGCGGATACTAATCTCGGTGATGTATCACAGACAGAGGCAGATTTATGGCAACAAGTAAGAAAGTAAAATCAGACGGTATGACAGCAGAATCTGCTATGGCCATTATTGAAGCTGTTGCAACTGGTAACGGTGATAAGACACAGCTACAAGGTGCCTTAGCTTGGCTTAAAGCGAACGGAGCAAGTCAAGTGTATGCCCGTCATATTCTGACTATCAGACACACATACGATAAGCCTGTAAAAATAGAAATACCTAAAATCAATATTTAATTACTAATGGCAAAACTCACAGAGATTGAACAAATTGAACTCGAGGAACAGCTTTTACAGGCTGGTCTAAAATCTCGTTTAAGAGCCGGTGATATTGAGACAGAAATAATCTTAACCCCGAAACAAACAGAATTTGTTGAATCGGGTGAAAAGGGTTATAACGAGGTTCTATTTAGTGGTGGCGCTGGTAGTGGTAAATCAATGGCACTTTTAGTCAAGCTATTGGAATATGTAGCAGTGCCTAATACGACTGTTGCTCTTATCAGACAGAATTACACCGATTTGCAGAGGTCAACTGTAAGACTGTTGAAATATGGTGAAGTCACTAAAACCGGAGAATGGCGCGAACCTTTATTGTTCCCTTCTGAAATTGAATCAGACAACAAAGTAAACGGTATTATCAGTCTCACAAATGGAAGCGTTATATTGTGTCTTGGTGTCGCTGACAGTAGCAAAATTAAATCTCTGAATTGTGCCGCATGTTTCATTGAAGAATTATCACAGATTAGCCGTGATGCTTATTGCGAAACGATGATAAGACCCCGTATGCCACACCCGTTAGGAAATAAGATTTATTGTGCTACAAATCCCCTACATAAAGGACACTGGATATATAAACACTATGTCCAAGAGCGTGTAGCAACTCGCAAAATGATTTGCGTTTCTAGTGACACCAATCCTTATTTACCAGACGGATATACGGACAGATTAGGAACACTTGATGATGATACAAAAAAGAGAATGCTTAAAGGTGAGTGGACAGACACCGCTGACGGCGTTTTTAACCGCTTTGATAAAGCCCGTCATGTCAAGAAATGCAGAGACTTTATGAGCTTGGATTACTGTACTGAAATTGTACCAAGTGTTGACCTTGGTGGAGGTGGAGCCTATGCGGGATTTGTAATCGCAGGAAAAGACAAAGACGGTAGAATTTACATTTTCGGAGAACATAATAAAAAGGCAGTGACACACAGAGAAGCTTTGCAATGGCTTGAACCTTATCGCGGTTTTGGGGGTTATGTTGTAAACGATAGTGCTAATGCTGTTTTTAAGAATGAAGCGGAAAACGCACAGTGGAAAATCATTAACTCTGTGAAGAATATTGAAGCTAGTATTGAGTTGATTAATTCCCTTATGTCAGAGGATAGATTAATTATAGACCCAAGCTGCGAAATATTGATTTCAGAGCTAGAACAGGCGCATAGAAATTCAGAGACAGGCAGGGTAAATAAAACCCGTGATTGGGACGTGATAGACGCCTGTAGATATGCGGTATGGCACTTGGCAGATATAGGCAGAGACAAACAACACGTAAGCAGATTATTTTTCGGAACACTTTAAATAACAGAGGTAAAAAATGGATTGGTTAAAAAGATTTAAGAAGACAGACATTGTAGAAAAAGCGGTTAGTTCTTATTCAGGAACAGTATCAAGCATTACGCCACATTTACCAGAAAAGGTGAAACTTACCAACGACCCCATAAAATTAATGGCATTGCATAAGGGCTATATATTTGCCGCAAATCAAAAAATCAGTGCGGCTTTAAGCTCAATTCCTTACCACCTTTACGCAAGCGTTGATGCTGGTAGAGTCGGTAAGATGATGACTAATCACGGAGTCCTTACCAAGTCAGTCCAAAAGGAGATTGCCACCAGTGCGAAAATCAATCTACGGAACAGCAAGAAACAACTTGTTGAAATTTACGAGCACCCTTTCTTAGACTTGATGAAAAATCCAGCTCCGGGTTGGTCACAGACGGAATTCTTTAAAGTGATTTCTGAGTCTCTAGGCTTGATTGGTAACTGTTACGTTTTGAAGGGTGTTGACTCACAGGGACAGCTTACCAGTTTGACCCCGTTAGACTCCGAGTATATCAGCATAGTGACCAATGAGTTTGGCATTACTAAGTACGACTATCGCCCTTATGGTTGCCGTAGGTATCAGAGCTTTGAACAGGATCAAATCTTGCACATACGCAACCGCTGTGCGGGTTCAACGATTGTGGGTTACGGTAATGCTGAGGCTTGCCAGCACGCATTCAGCTTGGCTGTTGGCGCATATCAGTATCAGATCGACAGCTTGAATAACTTCGCAGTCCCGCCGGGAATGTGGGTTGTTGAAGGTTCGGTAAATACACAAGAGGAGTTTGATAAATTCCGTGAGGATTTACAGTCTAGTTATGGCGGATGTAACAGGGGTAAGCCTGG